CTAAATTCAATCGAATTAAACCAGTCCAGGGATAATCTTAGCAAGGGAATTACCGGTCAAGATCACATAGATCTATTGGGATCAGTTAATAAACAAACTGCCGACATGTCGGATAATCTAAAAACAATGATGACTGCAATGCCCACTGCCAAAGACCATGCAGACTTAATTACATCAATAAACGGATTATCAAATCAAATGGATTTGGCCACTGGTAATTCCCCACTCAATGCTATGATGTCGACAATGGTAAAACAAATGACGGATTCGTTGGCCAACAGTCTCAAGGATGTCAAAGTTGCTTCTACTAAAACTGAACTAACATTTCCGGGATCTGCTACACCCCGTGCTGACATGACAGAAAGTATCAATCAATTAAGTGGCATCATGCAACAACACCTAGACCAAAGCAAAGAACTTGTGAGTCACGTTAAAGATCACAAAGATCTGACTCAGAAACTTCTAAATGCAACCGCATAATAGGTAAATAGGATACAAGGAATAAACAATACAAATGGCAACGCAAAACAACACTCCAAAAAATGGTGGGAGTTGGAAAAAGTATTTTAAGACCGGGAACATGCAGGGCGCAATCAGCCCAATGGGCAGCCCGGGCAATAGTCAACCCAACCCAGCATATCGCAGTATGGCCAGCAGTTTGCCCGAAGTCTATATTGGCCACCCAAATCGTATTGAACGTTATAATCAATACGAACAAATGGACATGGATTCGGAAGTAAATGCCGCACTGGATATTTTAGCAGAATTCAGTAGTCAAAAAAATGAAGAAAACTTAAGTGCGTTTGACTTGCACTTTCATGAAAAGCCCACAGACAACGAAGTTAAGATTATTAAAGAACAACTGCAACAGTGGATCAATCTAAATGAATTTAACAAACGTATATTCAAAATTGTTCGCAATACTATCAAGTATGGGGATCAGGTTTTTATCCGTGATCCGGAAACATTTAAGTTATTCTGGACAGAGATGTCGAAGGTTACTAAAGTTATTGTAAATGAAAGTGAAGGCAAAAAGCCCGAACAGTATGTGATCAAAGACATACAACCCAATTTTCAAAACTTAACCACAACAGCAGTAAGCACAAGTGATACGTTTACAAATCACCCACAAGTGGGTGGGGCAAGTGGTAGTTATACACAACCTCGAACACCCTACAGTGGTGGTAGTAGATTTAGTCATGCACAAAACGAAGCAGTAGTAAATGCAGAGCACATTGTGCATTTGAGTTTAACAGAGGGTTTGGACGTATACTGGCCTTTTGGAAATAGTGTACTAGAGAACATTTTTAAAGTATTCAAGCAAAAAGAATTGCTGGAAGACAGTATTATTATCTATCGTGTACAACGTGCACCAGAGCGTCGTATGTTTAAGATTGACGTGGGAAATATGCCCACACATATGGCTATGGCGTTTGTTGATCGTATTAAAAACGAAATAAATCAACGTCGCATCCCCACACAAACACAGGCCGGCGTTAACATGATGGATGCTACATACAATCCTCTACAGACTAACGAAGACTTTTTCTTCCCACAGACTGCTGATGGCCGCGGAAGCAGTGTAGAGATTCTTCCAGGCGGTCAAAACCTGGGCGAGATCACTGACTTAAAGTTCTTTACCAACAAACTATTCCGTGGTTTACGTATTCCAGCAAGTTACTTGCCCACAGGTGTTGATGATGGAACTCAAGCAGTAAGCGATGGTAAAGTGGGCACTGCTCTAATACAAGAGTGGCGTTTTAATCAATACTGTATGCGTCTACAAAGCATGATTGTAGACAAGTTGGACCAAGAATTCAAGATGTTTATGCGCTGGAGAGGCATCAACATTGACGGGCAAATCTTTGATTTAACATTTAATCCACCGCAAAACTTCGCAAGTTATCGTCAAGCAGACATTGACAGTGCAAAGATTGCTACATTCACACAACTTGAGCAATACCCTTACTTCTCTAAACGTTTCCTAATGAAGCGTTATTTGGGCCTAAGCGAACTTGAGATGAGCGAAAACGAAATGCAATGGGCCGAGGAAAAAGGCAAGAGCGAAGAAACTAGTCCAGGCCAAGCTAATTTACGTAACGTGGGCGTTACTCCTGGTGGACTTGCCAGTGACCTTGAAAGCGTTACTCCCGAAGCAGGCGCTGGTGATTTAGGTGGCGCATTGGATACTGGTGCGGCTCCTGGTGGTGCGGCTCCTGGTGCTCCTGCTCCAGCCGCCCCTGCAGGCGGTTAATACCGCTTTGCTATAAATACTTTACTATGTTTATATTAGATCTTATTGAAAGTCCGGAGCCCGCAAAGCCCGGATACCAAACAGAAAAAGATGATAATTCCACCATGAAATTATCAGATCTACGCAAAACACGACTAACATTAGCACACTTAAATCGCTTGAGAATGGCAAATGATGTGCGTAAATTTGAGTTTGAAAAGAAACTCGAAACCATACAATCACAGTATGCGGCACCCGCAGAAGAGGGTGGAGGCATGGGCGCAATACCCGGCTTATAGTTTTTTGCCTAAAATACCTTAAAAAACACGTATATTACTCATATTTTACAGTTCTATTGTAAATAGAATTACAAAGCCAATTATTTAAAGGAGTTTCTTAATGAACAAATACGAACAGTTGATCGAACACATCATCAACGAAGACGAACAAGCAGCCAAAGAACTATTTCATCAATTAGTGGTTGAAAAATCACGTGACATTTATGAGAGTTTAATGGACGAAGATTTAGGCGGTAACGCTAGTCAAAACTTTGTATCAGACATCACCGATCAAAACGACAGTGCACAAGAGCAAGGTCTTGGTGAAGATGACGAAGAAATGGATCTAGACAGTGAAGACGAGTTCGGCACTGACGACGACATGGCAGACATGGACGGCGAAGAAGAGACATTTGGTGACGATGGCGAAATGGACGACATGGGTAGTGAAGAAGCCGAGCACGGTGAAATCGAATCCAAGATTGATGACCTAAGCGCACAATTGGAAGAATTAAAAGGCATGCTAGCCGGTGAAGATCACGGCATGGACGACATGGCTGGTGATGAAGGCGAAATGGGCGGCGAAAGCGACTTTGACATGGACGGCGCCGAAGGCGAAATGGAAGGCATGAACATGGAGTCTGCTAATCCTTTTGCTAAGAGTGGTTCAGCATCAGGTAAAAGCGGTTCAGCAAGTGGATCAGGTAAATCTGGTAGCGGAATGAAAGAAGCCAAGAAAATGAGCGGTTCAGGAATGAGCGGTTCTGGCAAGTCTGGATCGGGCATCAAAGAGGCTGCTAAAGCAAGTGGATCTGGTGTAAGCGGTTCTGGCAAGTCTGGATCAGGCAAAAGCGGTTCTGGCAAAATGGAAAGCTACAAAAAGACCGACGTAGAGATCATGAAAGAATACGTTGACAAGATCGGCGAAATCTACAAGTTGAATACTCCTAACAGTGAAACAGGTAAGACTGTTGGTACTGGTGGTGATGAGCCAACTATTAACAAAAAGCAAGTTAGTCTAGACAAAGGACCTGACTTTGGCGGTACTAACGAAAACATTCTAAACGGTCAAGGCAATGAAGAAGCTGCTGATGGCAAGCAATTCAAAGCACCAAACAACGAGTACAGCAAGAAGCGTGGTGACTTACCTCATGCAGGTCAGTTCAAGAACGTTCCTGGTAACAAGAAAGTTTGGGACAAAAACGAAGGTAAAGTTGGCGCTGACCAAAAGCAAACCGAACAAGGTAAGACAGTTGGTACAGGCGGAGACAAGCCTAGCCTAAATACCAAAGGTATTGAGGGCGGAGCAGGTCAGCCAACAGGTAAAAAGAAGTAATAGGAACTTATTATAATGGCTTTGTTCCTTAAGGAAACTCTATCTTTTGACAACGCTGGGCTTCAGGTTATATCTGAAGACTCCGGCGATGGCAAGGGTGGCAAGCATTTCTATATGGATGGGATATTCATTCAAGGTGGCGTACAAAACGCCAACAAACGTGTATATCCCACTCACGAAATTAAAAAAGCTGTTGGGACCATCACTGAGCAATTGGGCGGTGGTTATAGTGTACTGGGTGAGTTAGATCATCCAGATGACTTAAAGATTAATTTAGATCGTGTTAGCCACATGATAACAAAAATGTGGATGGACGGTCCGAATGGTTACGGAAAATTAAAAGTATTACCAACGCCAATGGGCAAACTAGTTGAAGCCATGCTGACAAGCGGAGTTAAACTGGGCGTTAGTTCACGTGGATCTGGTAATGTTAACGAAGGAAGTGGACACGTTAGTGATTTTGAAATCATTACCGTAGACATTGTTGCACAACCCAGTGCCCCAAATGCTTATCCAAAAGCGATTTACGAATCGTTGATGAATATGCGTGGCGGAGAAAAGTTGTTTAACATGGCTAAAGACGCCAGCACCGATCAAAGAGTACAAAAGTACGTGGAAAAGGAAGTGGTGCGCCTTATCAATGATTTGAAACTATAGGAGAACAAATCCAATGTTAGATGCTATCAAACCATTGTTGGACAGTGGCATAATCAACGAATCAACACAACAAGCAATCAGTGAGGCGTGGGAAACCAAGTTAACTGAGGCACGTGAAACCTTACGTGCTGAACTTCGTGAAGAGTTCGCTGGCCGTTACCAACATGACAAACAAGTTATGGTTGAGGCTCTAGACAAAATGGTTACAGAATCTTTAACTGCTGAGATTGAAGAATTCAAAGCAGAAAAACTGGCTCTTGCTGAAGATCGTGCAAAGTTTAACACTCGCATGGTTGAAAGCGCAGGTAAGTTTGATCAATTCCTAGTTACAAAACTAGCCGAAGAGATCCAAGAACTACGCAATGATCGTAAACAATATGAGAATAGCATCGCTAGACTTGAATCGTTTGTTATCAAAGCACTTGCAGAAGAAATTCAAGAGTTTGAAGCAGACAAGAAAGCAGTTGTTGAAACTAAAGTTCAACTTGTGGCTGGTGCTAAAGCAAAATTAGCCGAGTTACAAAAGAATTTTGTTGCACGTAGTGCTGAAATGGTTAAAGAATCTATTACCGCGAAACTAGAGTCTGAAATGACTCAACTAAAAGAAGACATCAATATTGCTCGTGAGAACATGTTTGGTCGTCGTTTATTCGAAGCTTTTGCAAGCGAGTTTGCTGTTACTCACTTAAATGAGAACAAAGAAATTGCTAAAATGCAAGAGATGTTGAAGAAACAAAGTGCAGTTATTGCCGAGGCTAAAAAGGCTATCGAAAATAAAGCAATGTTAGTTGAATCAAAAGAAAAAGAAATTCGTATTATCAAGGAATCAACTGAGCGCAAGACACGTCTTGCAGAAATGTTGAAACCTCTAAACAAAGAGAAAGCCGCTGTAATGAGCAGCCTACTCGAATCAGTGCAGACCGACAAGTTACAGTCCGCATTTGATAAGTATCTACCTGCAGTTCTAAACAATGGTACTACAAAACAACCTGCACCTAGTGCACGAGTTTTGACAGAATCACGTGTAGAAGTAACAGGAGACAAAACTGCGAAGCAAGCAACAGTTACAGATACAGAAGCATCCGCTAATGTATTTGAATTGCGAAAACTAGCAGGGCTAAAGTGACTTAACCCTAAAAGGAAAAAGGAAATATTATGACACAAGCATTATTAGAAAGCCGTTGGGGCGAGACAAAAGACGCTCTGCTAGAAGGCTTAAATGGTTCTAAAAGAACAACAATGGCGGTAGTATTAGAGAATACACGCAAGCACCTAGTTGAAAATGCAACAGCCGGCGCAACATCTGCAGGTAACGTAGCAACACTTAACCGTGTTATTCTACCAGTTATCCGTCGTGTTATGCCTACAGTTATTGCAAATGAAATTATTGGTGTTCAACCAATGACAGGTCCAGTATCACAAATCCATACACTACGTGTACGTTATGCAGATACTGTTTCAGGTACAAATGGCGCTACTGGTGCTGTATCTGGCGACGAGGCATTGAGCCCATTCAAGATTGCTACTGCATATTCTGGTACTACATCAGGCTATGCATCAAGCACAGCAACACTTGAGGGTGTACCTGGCAACCGTATCAACGTTCAAATCTTGAAACAAGTTGTTGAAGCGAAGACACGTAAAATGTCAGCACGTTGGACATTTGAAGCCGCGCAAGATGCACAATCTATGCACGGTTTGGATGTTGAAGCAGAAATTATGGCTGCTCTAGCACAAGAAATTACAGTTGAAATCGATCAAGAAATTATCGGTTCACTAAGTTCTTTGGCTGCAACTGATTACGCATTTGACCAATCAGCAGTATCTGGTACAGCAACATTCGTTGGTGACGAGCATGCCGCTCTAGCAGTGTTGATCAATCGTAGTGCTAACTTGATTGCACAACGTACACGTCGTGGCGCTGGTAACTGGGCGATTGTATCTCCAGCAGTACTAACAGTACTACAAAGTGCTACAACAAGTGCATTTGCACGTACAACAGAAGGTACTTTCGAAGCACCTACAAACACTAAGTTTGTTGGTACATTGAACG